TATGATGAATGGAGTGCACCACAACAATTATTTGCATCAGATCAAGTAATTACATCAATCAATTCTACCGGAACATACGAAGGAGGTTCTAGAACATATACTACAACATCTAGTACATTTGCAAATTATCAAGGACGTTATGTAAGAATATATATGATTGTTAGTAGAAACGCTACTGGCAACGTTGGTGATTTGTTAGCTATAAAAGGATTTGTATACCGGACGAGTCGTACGGTTGGAAGTTCAACGGTACCACCACCCGGTGGTGTTGTATTATAACATATTTATATAAAACAAAACATGATGAATAAAATAACAGTTTTATTTCCCGGAGGATTTAAACCATTAACTGGAGCTCATTTAGCATTAGCACAACGTTATGCAGAATCTCCGCAAGTAGGTCGAGTAATACTATTAGTAGGCCCTAATCCACGTGATGGCATTACTAGAGAACAAACCATTGAAATGTTTAATTTACTCAATGACAATCCTGATATTATCATTCAACCTACACAACACAATTCACCAATCGTAGCTGCATATGAATATTTGTTTGATTTGTCATCTGATGCTACCGGCCGATATGCAATGGCAGCTTCTGCTAAAGGTGATGATTACGTTAGAGCAAAAACGTTTGTTCCAAATGTAGACAAATATGCAACAATTGGTGATAAAACAGGCCGTAAAATTCCTCCCGGAATTGATGCAACGGAATTAAGTATTGATGTAGATCCAGAAACATACCCAGATGGTACGCCCATTTCAGCTACTACGGTACGACGAGCAATTGCAAATCGAGATTACGAAACGTTTCGTGCATCATATCCACAATTTAAAGATGCCGTAGTTAAAAATGCATGGCAAATTGCAACCGGTTTGCAAGAAGCATTGTTTACTAAAGAATGGTGGACAAAAAATTTACAAGAAGATATTGATGAAGTATTTGCTGCTACAATGAATAATGCTGAAACTCGACGACATAAAAATAAAATCAACAAGTTAAGTAACTATTTAGATAAACAAGGCGATCAATCATTTACGTATGATTTTGATAGATTTCCAAAAACAGTTTATGGTGCACGACTAATGGAAGGTGGTGCAGCCGGACATATGGCGCATCCATGGGACGATCATGGCTTAACTTTCAATGACATGAAAGAAATTGTTAGTAGAGCGTTAGAAGGACGTTTAGATATTGAACAAGCAGTAACTGAAAAAACTGATGGTCAAAACATTCAAGTAACATGGAAAAACGGACAAATTGGTTTTGCTCGAAATAAAGGTACCATAATCAATCCAATGTCGGTACAAGAGTTACAAGATAAATTTGGAGGCAGAGGACCAATATCAGATGCATTTGGAAATGCTGCAGAAGATTTAGCAGAAGCATTTAGTCGCATACCACAAGACCGACTCAATCAAATATTTAAAAATGGTCGAGTATTTGCCAACATGGAAATTATTTATCCAGCAACGCGCAATGTTATTGCATATGAAGTTGCCGTATTGCAGTTTCATAATTTAATAGAATATGATGAACAAGGCAATCAAATTGAAACAGATTTATCGGGTGGAGCTACATTGCAAGGCATCATACAAGATGCTAATGCACATCTTCAAAAAACATTTTCATTTATTCCTCCGCAACGAATCAAAATAGGACGAATATCTGATTTTGAAGATCAACAAGCAGCATTTTTCAATGAAATTGCACAATTACAAAATCGTTACGGACTAAAAGATACGGATCGTGTTACCGAATATCATCGAGCTTGGTGGCGTGATGTTATTAAAACACAAGCTAGTAAAATGGGATATGATATTCCGGAAGCCGTATTAAATGCATTGATATATCGATGGGCATTCTTTGATAAATCAGAAAGCATGACGTCACTTAAAAAACAAATTGCGAATCCAGAATTTTTAAATTGGGTAATGGAATTTGATAAAAATGAATTCAAACAATATTACAAACAAAACATGGAACCGTTTGAAACTTTATTTTTACGGTTAGGTGCAGTAGCATTAAAAAATGCAGAAAATTTCTTAGCAGCAAATCCATCTAAAACGGTACAACAAATTAAATCTGAACTAGCACAACTTGTACGAGAATTACAAAATAATCCAAATCCTGCTACAATTTCTAAATTGGAATTAGAACTGAAACGCATTGATCGTTTAGGAGGATTTGATGCAATAGTTCCAACCGAAGGGGTAGTATTTACATATCGAGGTAATACTTATAAACTTACAGGAGCATTTGCACCAGTTAATCAGATACTAGGAGTATTAAAATACGCGCGATAACATATTTATATTAAAATTGGAATTTAATCATGGCTGAACGACATAAAAGCAAGTATAAAAAACCAGAAAACAAAAAACCAACATATCGTAAAGATCTTAAAGATTATACGTATGATGACAAACAAGGTGGTTTGAATCCAAAATCTACCGGAGATAAACAACTTAATGTTTTACGTAAAACAGATAAAAAAATGCAAGACGATGGTAAACTGTATCCAACATATAATGCAGATGATCGACTTTATAAAGATATTGAAGATGGCGAATGGGAACCTAAAATTGCAGCAAAACGTTTAAAAAAACGACAAGATGCAGAAGAAAAAGAAACAGCCAATGTTTTGCGCGATAAAATTGAAAATTTAACAAGAGAACAACGAGAATATGTGTTACGAAAATATTTAAGAAATAAAATTACAAACATTTTGCGAGAGCAATCTGATCCAAATACTAAAACACCAGCTGATGCACCTGATGCAGCGGCTACGCCTACAACACCTGATGCAGCGGCTACGCCTACAACACCTGATGCTGCGGCTACGCCTACAACACCTGATGCAGCGGCTACGCCTACAACACCCGACGCTGCGGCTACTGATACTAAAGATTCCGAAAATGTAGCTCAAAAACAAATATCTCCAGAAACTAAAGAAGCATTAGACGTAGATCGATTTGTTAAATATTTAAATAAACAAGATGGTAATATAGCTAAAGTTAAAAGTTTATTAAAAGTTATTAATTTAGCAACTAAAGAATTAGATTCTGCTGATATAGCAAATACATTTAAAATGTTAAAAATTGCATCTACAAAAAAATTAGCAAAATTAAATCAAGAAACTACATCAAAAAAATAAAGTTATATGTCAAAAAAGTTACAAAACGTTAAAGCCATACAACAAATGTTAGATGGTACACATAAATTTCAAACTAAAAAATCCATCGGATTTTCAGATGTTGTATCAAAAAAATCAGAACATCACGATGTTGGAGATATTTGGGAAGAAACTGATTCTGCAGGAAATACACATATTATTGAACAACGAGATGGTTTTCGTATACGTAAAACAAAAAATTCTGATATATTTCAAAGTATTCGAGATGAATTGCAATCATTTCCCAATTGTAGAAAAGATACGTGCACATGCGTCGGTACACATCATTTAGATCAAAAAATGCGTAAAATTCATGGAATGTGTTTTGATTGTGTAATTGAAATGGAGCACGAATTAAAAAAAGCTGGAAAATATGATGAATATGAACGAAATAAAATTCGAGAAAATGCACTGTCATGGTTACGAGATGCAGAGCGAGATGTCGAAATGTTAAAACAAGCATATACACAAGCACAAGAATTTGTTTCAAATTCCGAAGGACGGGTTGAACACTGGACATCAAAAATGACCGCAGAAGAATTTGAAAATACCATACAAAAGCAATTTGAAGAATTTAAAATAAAATTTTTAGCTAATTTAAATAAAGAACAAAAACAAGATGAAAACAATTAAAAAATATTGGGGCATCATAGTTGGTGCAATCGTAACAATTATTGCAATTATTTTTGCAACTGACAAATATAACAAAAAGAAAGTTACAAAAATTGATAAAAAAATTGATGATAATAATCAACAAATTGATGTAATTCAAGGCAAAACCGAAATAATTGATGAACAACGAAACAACATTAAACAACAAATTGATAAAACTAAAACAGATATTGAAACATTGCAAGACGCAAAAGACAATATACAAGTAACGGAATTGCCAGTTGATCAA